GTGCAATATCATTGCCACCTTGTTTCTATAAGCCTCATCAACATCGTATAAACGCTGACCTCTGTCATTACGTTTATTCATTGCATCGAGGACTTGCTGCTGGCTTTCAAACCTCACCACAGTGTCTGTAGGTGCTCCGCCCCCGTAGAGCTGTGGCTCCACAACAGCGTCAGGAGCTGCCTGACGGGCTTGCATTGCCTTCAATGCCCAACTAATGGCCTCTTTATTGCCGGAGTCCACAACAGCGTTGTAACTGGCTAGCTCTTGTTCGGGCAGGTTGGTTTTTGCCCAACCACTGAGCTGATCAAAGTTGTCTTGACCGCCAACGCTTTGCAGCAGTTCTGTTGCATCAGCATCAGATAGTCCCGCTTCGCCAGTCGACGGAGCGGATTGCGCCTTTGACACGTAGTTTTCAACAACCTGTCTTGGCACCTTGAATGTTTCAGCCAGCGTGTCGTAATGCTCGGAGATGTCAGCGCCTTGATCAGCGTTCCACATCAACTCAGCAAGATTGACTCCCTGCTCGGCAAGTGCTCCAACAGCTTCCTTGCCATAAACCTCACTGGCCTGATCAGCGGAATAGCCAGAAGTTTCAGTCGCTTCGGTAACAGCTTCAGGTTCAGGGCTTGCCTTAACAGATGACTGCTGCCCCATCTTTCGCTGTAACTCGGCATAAGCCTTAGCCAAGTCTTGGGGGCTTTTGAACTTGCCAAGGATCGCTTCTTCTTCTTGAAGCTGTTCCTGTTCTTTGGCGAATTCTTCGACAATGCCTTCTTGACCAGGGCCAACCATCCCACCCTTTTCACCTTCAGGAACAGTCAGTTGAGGTGAAGTATCGGTCTGAGATCCTTCAACAAAAGGCTGGGGATCAGCCATTACTGCTCTTCCAATTTCAGGACTCATTGAGGTTGAGGTTCAGGGTTTTCAGATTGGATCTGCATGTTCTGAGCAGTTTGCGCTGCATCAGCCACGTTCTTTGGATCAGCCATTTTTGACTGCATCATCATTGCTTNCTGTTGCTGTTGCTGTGCTGCTTGTTGTTCCTGGGCAAGCTCTTCTTCGGTCTTGATTAAACCAACAGTGTCGATGCCCATGGAATATGCAAAACGCTTAATCAACTCAGACGGCTTCAGATAGGTTTGCAATCCTTCTGGCCCCATCGTCTGACCAAGCGTTGTCATAAACCTTACTAGCTGCTCCAAGTCGTTGCCACGGCCAACAGCTGCAAGGCCAACAGTCATGACTGGCTTGACAAGTTCTTTCGGCAATTTTGGAACTTTATTTTCACGTTGCAGAATATCTAGCTTGCGTGATACATACGGAATCTGAAATTCGGTCTGTAAAATGCTGTAAATTGACCCGAGTGAGTTTTCAATTTGCAACGCTTGCAAACGGACTTCTTCCGCCGTTGTGCGCTCACTATCTCTTACATCGGCCAGCATGAAAGCCTGTGACAGCCTGGCTTCTATCTGTGTCTTGCCTTGCATTGCGACCTGGAGGTCGGTGGATTTTTGCACTTGAAGTGCCTGCACATCCAAGGGGTCTCCTGTACAGAACGAACCATTCGGAGCGTTAGCAAGATTGCTGGCCTTGGTGACACCAGAAGGCTTCACCAGGAACAAGATTTTGCTACTTGCAAGGCTGCCTTCAGCAATTGCTTGGCATAACGCTTCCACAGTTTGGAGATCAGCCAATGCAGCAGCTTCTACATAACTGATGCCGTACATTTGGCCATCGCTGCGTGTCATACGCAATGGCATCCATGGGCTCACGTCTTCCGGTGCGCGACCTTCAGAACCAGGAATGAGCTTGTTATTAACCTCTTGATGCCATTTGACCGTTCCTTTTTTGCCCTGACCGTTCTTCTCCCATTTGACATAGGTATAAATCCGAACAGTGTCACCAGAATCACGACGTGGAACAGGCTGGGCAATGTCATCAATCAACCCGCTGGTTATGTCGTCGTTCTCCTCTGGATTCCGAACCATGTCCTGCACCTTCTGTGGCAGGGTCTCAATTGCTAGTTGTTCGCACGTAATTACCTCCAATGGATTACCCATTGGATCGCGCTGACAGACATAGCGGTTGAGGTGAAAACAACGCAACCCTTCTGGGGCTACATAAAGCAGTGCGTTGCCACCAACGATGAGATGAAGCAATGCCTCATGAAAAACCACGCGGTCGTTACTGGCCTCAATCTCTCGAAGCACCTGGCGCTCGATTTGGCTTAATGCCTGCTCAAAATCTGACTTCTGTTCTGGATTAACGCCTTGAGCATTTAGCTCGGCTTCATCTAACGAAAAACGAAAAAACTGCTGCGTTGGTGGAAGCAATGCCAGAAGCATTCGGCTTGCAAGGTTGAGACAACCTCTGGCACCGATGCCATTCCATGGGACGGGATAGGTCTCCTTGGTATCAGCAACTGGCTCTGAACTGGTTGGGATGAGATACGGAATCGTCAGCCGAGCGCAAGCCCGACCACGACTTAAGTAATAGTCCCTGTCAGAGGCAAGGTCTTCGTATCGTTGAGCAGCAGTTTTACGCATAATTAGATCGAGAGATTGGGGCCACGATTACGAGTTGAGCCACGAGCAATGTTTGTTGCCGTGGATTTTGCCCCTCTCGTCTTAGATCCAGCGGTTTGGCTGGCAGTTGGAGCTTTGGGTTGCACCTGCCCAAGAATTTGCAGTGATTGGCTTACTGCTGTCCCTCGCGATCTGATGCCGCCAAGCATTTCTGCCTGTTCGGCTTGCAACCCTTCCACTTTCGTAGTTTGCGCTGATTGCTGGGCTGAAAATTGCCGCTGCATCGCTACAGATTGCGCTTGCTGCTGTTGAGCCAAGGCATTGCGATTTGCTGCTAACTGATCAAGATCTTTCTGTTTATTTTTTGCCTGTTGATCCAGAATTTTCTGTTGATTTTCAGCGCGGACTTTTTCACGCTCTTGTCCACCACCACCACACATGATCAGACTCCGATATTGAGACCAGAACCAGCACTAGCCATTGTCCCGCCAGTGCTGATCTTGAGATTTTTCTTGGGCTTCTTCTTGTTAGTAACAGCAGATGTGGTCTGAGCGCCTTCAGGCATATCAGATTGCGTAGCTGATGTTGTGTAAGTAGCTGCTGATGCTGCGCTAGCTGCTGCTGCTGCTGCTGCATCGGCGGCGTATTCAGATTTCAAGGCTTCTGTTTCTGCATTGGCGTCATCAATTTGGGTTTGCAGCTGTGACTGAAAGACGTCTTGTTGAGCCGTCATCTGTTGCTGGTATTCAGCCAAAGAGGCTTCATTTCGTTGAATATCGGAATCGCTTGGACCGCGATATTCAACCCTTGGAGCTTGAGCCCCGCCGCCAAGACACATGATTAGATTCCCTTAGGTGATGTTGAGGCCAGTTCCCTGGCTAGACGAATTGGCGGTTTTGCCAATACGCAAAGTTTTTCTGCCCTTTTGAGAATCCAAGCCTCGCTCTCGGCTTCCAATCAGTGGACCTTGCGCTGATTTTTCTGGTGGTGGAGTCCCAATGAGAGTTGAAAGCCGCATTGCTTCTTCGCTTAAGGCTGAAGCATCATTTGCTGCGGCAATTTTCTCGTCGTTAATCCCTTCCCTGACATCAGCTTGCGAACGCAATGCGCCTTGTAATTGCTGCTGCATTGCCATGCTGCTGTTATTTATCTGCGACTCAATCGCAGAACGCTGCAAGTCAAATTGCTTGTTGTAAGCGTCGTAGTCCGGCTGATAAATGGTGCCGCCGCCACCTCCTCCACCACACATCAGTTCAGCTCCGGTTCAATGATTACGACACTGGTCTGTTGGTCTTCCAGTTTTTGCAGCAGCCATCTCACGACTGATACCTGACCAGCGCGAAACATGATCTCGCGATCACTCCATTGCAGTTCAGGGGATCGATCAGGAAACTCAGCGGCAAGAGCAGCCACAAGCCTTTCATCGATTTGTGGAAGATAGGGCACTCTGCGTTGCCGTAGATATTGCCATGGTATCTAAGCTTGAGTCAGAAACAAAGAAGTCATGTCTGATCAGCTAGCCAAGCTCAGTGAGATGCACGGCCTCGTGATTGATCAAGTGCTGGAGGATCTTCAAAACGGTGATCGCAAAGCACGAACAGAAGCGATGGCATTACTGAAGAACAGCAATGTCACTGCTGTTGCAGCTGAAGGCTCAACTCTTCGCAAATTGGCAGGCAAGCTCGACTTCTCCGAGATGAGCGACAAAGTGGTGCCGATCAAACAGTCAGCTTCTTAACTCCGCCATAAGCACCGTGATTTGACAGGTTGGGACGCCATCCCAGCGCGAGGGAATCGACAGCGCCAACCTGTTCACTCATCCAAGCTTCCATATCTTCACGTTGCATTTGCGAGCTGCGTTCTAGTTGCGTGCGCATCTGGTCCTGGGCCGCACTCTCGACGTAAAACGCCAAAGCTATGGCTAAGGCATCAGCCCTATCGTCATGCGACAAGCAGCCACGCTCATCAGTCAGCCGCGAAAGTTGATGGGCTAGCGACCTCGAATAACCATGCTCT